CTTCAATCCGCACTCTACGTCGAGTACGGTTTGGTTAGCAATATCGACGGGGAGTACAAACATAAACACGTGCGGGGTCTAACCAGATGTGTTACGGAAACCGGTGAAGTTTATGACACTGCCGCTGACGAACACACACATCCCCCCCTCCCCCCGGGGGGTGTTCAAACTTTGCAACCGTCCTGCACATGTAGGATATGTTTTAGTGATGTGTCTGTCGACTATTACAGTCTCGACCCCGATGTACACTCCTCTCTCAACGGGTCACACGGAGAGTACACCATGTCGGATGACGTTGAGACCGCTAAGGCCACTGTAGTAGCAGACAATAAACGAACGCACAAAGAGGCAAAGAATAAGAGAAACCACGCATCGCTCACGGAACATAAGCCTTCGAAGAAATTCCAGGCTCTATGTCTGCATGCTGTGGCAGCCGTGGACGGTCAGTGCACAAAAACGGGTTGCAAGTATAACCATGATACCCACCTCATACGCGACAAGCAACGTGAGGGTGAGATTATCAAGAGGATACAAGCTAAGCAGAAATCTAATGGCGTTGTGCAGTCCGACCTCCCAGCATGTGAACCCACCAGTTCGAAGCCCCCTGCGGATACCCCGATGATAGGCGGGGAATCTTGTGCGGTCAAACTTGCGTTACAGAACGCCAAGGCCACTGCAGAGTCCGCTCCACCTGCGGGCTTGCTCCCGGTTTCCACAGCGCCGGACAGAGATGTTGTCAAACCCACAAACAACGTTCCTCCTCCCCAAGAAAGTCCCACAATCTTTGTGCCAAAACCAGCTGCCCAGGCCGTTGTTTTAGATAAATTGAAACATCTGGCAAGATCTGAGGTTAAAATTTTCGGCACCTCGAATGAAAGCTGGCTTGGGATGATGTTGAGGTATATCGCGGGGTTTCAACTCCCTGCCTGCTTCTTCTTCTCTGTCTGGCTCGCTGTTTCCATTGCGCAATTGCCCAGTTTACCTTCCTGCTCCATAAAGTTGGGAGTGTACATACTCACCACGTTGGTGCTTCTTGTCACTTCTGTTGTCGCTTACACCCTTGGGCTACTGAAATACAATTATTCCTTTGTACCTCAGGAGTTCACTCATGGCGGCAATAACGTTGCACGTAGCGCCGCAAGATGGCAGCGTTGTACAAATTGGCACTCCAAAAGGGAACCGGGGATTATACGCCTATTCTGCCAAAAGATTATCCAACTCCTCGAGTGCAACAACTACATAACTCGTTGGATATTCCGGCAGTATGGACATCATCTAGAGCCTGAAGTCGATAGGACCGATATCGATATCGACGCATTAGCCGCCATTGGCTACAATATGCATCGTGTCTGTGAGCACTACCCTGAGGTTACTAAGAGCACCCTAGCTCAATACAGTAAGTACGGGCACACAGAGAAGACTTTAGAACAGATGTACATATGGGCGAACACTACATTCCCGTCGTCGGAGTATGACATCGATCGTGAATTGCTCAACAACTCAGTTGTATACGCATACAATCAGTATCGCGTTAGTAAATTTCACTTGTCACTATCCGACCCAGAGGCCGCTAGAAAGATAAATTTTTTCTAGACGTGTCCGGTGTTTTGTACGGGTTACATCGGACTGCATTATATAAACTCGTCGGTATTGAACATACTGTAAATAAAAAATATGTAGATAATAACCAATTCGACCACAAGATAAAAGGTTACGCCTACCACCCAGACGGGAGGATAGACTTAACAAAGCCTTGTTGTAGAATATGTCAACACCGATTCCGATATAAAGTGCGCAATAATAGGTTCTGTGTAACCCATTGGTGTCCCGGGGAAAACTATAAAGACGGAATTCCCCGTAAAATAGTCATTAATAAAGCATATCATTATTATAAAAACAGCTATAAAACAATCTGGAGGAGGTTCTACCACGACGGGATCCTGTTAAGGGATTCTGCACTCAATCGTGGTGACGCTTTCTCCTACCGCCTCTCTTATGCAAGAGAGGGGGATACGCAGTTACATGAGCAGCTCTTCGCTAACCAAGAGTATGCTGTAACAAACCCCATCTTTCAAAACTACCTGAGAGAGATAAATACCAACCTGAGGGAAATACCGGTTGATGGTACTAACATGCAGGCAACTCTCGTGTATGCCGAGGACATTTCCCGTCCTAAAGCTCAATTGTACATCTCAGAAGTTAAGAGGATATTCTCTACCATCATTTTCACCATGAAAACTTGGATTGTTGACAGGTACTACAAACCTGGACCTGCAGTCTGTAAATTCAAATGGGAGTGGAGTAAACCTGGTAAGATGGGAAGGAATGTCGTGGACTTACAAACACCCGCTTCTATCCAATCCGGCGTTGCTGCGAAATACGTCAAAGAGTCTTTCTTTACTCCTAGCAGCGATTGGTATTTTATGAAGTCGCTTGACTTACAGCGTTTACATGAAGCAAGTAAGGCTTTGTGGAGTGGGAAGGATTTGTTCATGGTATTCAGTAGCGATGATAGTTGCATAGGAGTGCAGTGCTCTGATGGGAGATACGTGTGCAACTGTGACATTAAGAGCGCAGATGGCTCCGCTGGAGCTGTCTTCAAGGCGTTAACTGTCATCGCTAAGGGTAGCAGGTGGGAATCGGAAATTGAGGCAGCCATTCGGCACTGCAGCTCTGAACTTTCCATCTCATCTCCCCATTTTGACTGGAAGACAGTCTGTCAACCATCACGCCCCACGTTGTATAGCGGAAGTGTTCTCACGACACTTATAAACAACTTAGGCAACCTACTCATTTACAGCGAGTTACAATATGCGCTTACCTCCTTAGGTAGGCTACCCACAATGGGAGAGGCAAAAGACTGTATCAGCATTGCCGCTTCCAACGCGGGTTACTTAGTGACAGCTGAAGATTGTAGGGGGCCGTGGGACGTCCAATTCCTAAAACACTCGTTTGATGAAGACCACATTCCTTTCACAAACCTAGGACCGTTATTTCGATCCATTGGGGCCGGTGATGGGGACTTGCCCAAATTGTCGGGGTTCCTCGACTGGGCATTCTCCATTCCGGGAGAGGACGCCGGGGATTCCAGATATCACGAGAGGGATTGTCAGATTGTCATGGGCATGGTCCATTGCGGAGACCACCCCATAACCAACGCGCTTAGGGATACTTTTATTCCTAAATGGTTACCTAAATCCGTAAAAACTGAGCATGGGAAGGTGGGACACTACATCATTGATAGTCTCACCAACGACAGTGCTCTCACACGGTCTATAAGACTTAGTGCAATTCAAAAGAGATATGGTATGTCCGACTCTGATGTTGAAGAACTGGTTTACTACATTGGACTTATGAAGCCCATCGGTAGTACACTCAACCTTCCATGTCTAGAGAGGATCTACATG